TCTGTATAGATTAGCAAAGGTGTATGCATAAAGGGAAATTAACAAATGTTAATCCCCCAAGAATTACAACTGAGCCCCATTGTTCTGCCTTTCCGATGTATGTTCGGTATTAGGGCTTAGACAAGGTGATGTAAAACAAAGACTTGACGATGGGGTGGTTTCAACCCAACCCATAATAGACGCACTCGGAAGAGAACAACAAGCAAACTTTGTAAATGAGGACGGTTTGTATGATGTTATCCTTGATAGCAGAAAACCGCAAGCGAAAGCATTTCGTAAATGGGTAACTTCCGAAGTCCTCCCTGCAATCCGCAAGACAGGCGGCTACCTCGCCACCAAGCAGGACGACACTCCCGAAGAAATCATGGCACGTGCTCTAACCATCGCACAAGCTACCCTTGCCAAGAGAGAGGAACGGTTAAAGCAGCTTGAAGCGGAGAACGAACACAAGAAAGTTGTTATTGAACAGAAAGAGGAAGAAATTGTCATCAAGGACAAGGAAATTAAAGCTCTCGCCCCAAAATGTGAAAGTTTCGATAAGATAATGTCGAGTGAAGGCCTTGTCACAACCAATATGATAGCCGCATTTTTGGGAATATCGGCAATAAAGCTGAACAAGCTGTTATGCAATTGGTATATTCAGTACAAACAATCAGGCATTTACTTCCTTCATGTCAAATACAGAGGGAACGGATACACTAAACACGTTCCACATCCGTACATAGACAATGGGGTGCAGAAATCAAGGGAACACATGTATTGGACGGAAAAAGGGCGTAAATTTGTAATTGAATTGTATAACTCTAAAATAGCCTCATAATATGGAAAAGCCTATGTTTAAGAACATGGATAAGATTAAAGGTTCTATTCATGAAAGTATTGAAAGTGATAACGGTGTAAATATCACAATCGGTCAGTCTTATTCGACTACACATGACGAAGAGATGAAGATTTCAGTATGTATGGAAAAAGATGGTGATGAAATAGCCGCAATTTTGACAAAGGAGGATGCTACTCGTTTATATGATGGCTTGAAACATGTTTTAGGTCAAGCAGATAAAGGGAGAATTAGAGCCTGCTGCGTAATCTAAAGTTAACTATTCATTTATAAACCAAATACTTATGTTATCCGCATTTATGCGGACAGCAAGAGGTATGCTTAAAAAGTAACTAATCATGGAAAGATATACTAAAACTATAAAGACAGAATCGTCACATATTCGTGTTGATTTTAATGAATATTCTGTATACATCGGAAAGGTTTACGACCCTGCTATGCCTTTTCTTTCAATCAAAGATATAGAGTTTACACATGATGAAGCTAGAAGGCTTTTGTCATTACTCAATGCGTTGTATGGAATGCAAAATAAAAAAACAGGGATGTTCTTTAAAATAAGTACAATAGGGTTGCTTCTAATTCTTGTCTCAATAGCGTTTCTATTTTAGCTGTATTGGTGCAAATTTTAATAATAACGAATTTAAACACATAACGAATCATGGAAACGAATAATTCAGTATCAGTAAGAAAAGAGGATGTTAAAGACATTTTGAATATAGCAAGCAGTCTGGAAGGTGAAGAAGCGGTTACTCAAATAATACGATTTTCGGATTCCCCGGAAGACAGTATGACTGGAGAGCTTGCTCTTAAATCAGTCCTTCGCTTCTACTCAAATGTGAGATACTTGCAAGAAATATTACAAAGTTTTTTAGCAAAATAATAATGAGAGTTATGAAAAATCAAGTATTATCAATCGAACAGATGTTGCACCTGAGAGAATTGGGCGTTGATACGAGTAATGCGAGCATGGTGTGCATATTTACTGATGATAGGGGTGCTATACAAGATTGGCATGAATTAGTAGATATGAGCCCAATATTCTTTGTTGGATTAAGATTAGGTTATTATGATGCCGAAAGAGGAGATTACGACCACTCATATCGTAAAGATTGCGGTGTATTCACCCTGCAAGACATTATAGATTTACTGCCGAAAGAAATAAAGACAAGTACAGGTACTTATTGGCTGACAATATCCATTTATGATTGCAAAGAATGGTATGTATGCTATTCAATGTCAGATGAATTTGATTACTATAAGGAGTTTAAGTCAAAGTCATTGCTTGATGCAGCCTACGAGATGCTGTGTTGGTGTGCCGAGAACGGATATATTAAACAATTAAATACTAAAATTATGAATTACGAAGAAGCAAAAGTAGACAAGTTGAATCGCATTATTGTAATGCAGAGCGGGGAAGAAATCTCTTTCAACGACAAATCGCTTGCGAAAGGTTCTGCGGACGAACCTGTTATATTCGGAGTTGCGGTGAGCAGAAAAGAAGTGAAAAAGTTTGGAATGGAAATCGGTATCAGCGTCTTTGATGTATGCGACAACATCGAAAGATACTACTATTTCACTTTTCAGGAAGCCAAGATACTTGCTGAAAAACTTTCCAAAGGGATTAAGGGAATTGAGGAAAGAGAAAGCGATTATGTTGTGATAGACGGAAGAAAGTACAAACTGACAGAAGTGATTGATTCGCAAGATTGAACCGTATATTATGGACTAATTGCCACATATTAGCATAAGAGCACGTTGAGTATTGACCAACGTTTCAAATGAAGAGGCACTCTACTTATCGCAAGCGGAGTGCCCCTTTTGTATAGATTGGTTCAGAAGCTACTGCATTACAACGCGCAAGGCTGGTCCCTTGGAATTTGGACTTGGTGCAAACACACGGTCTATCCTGTCCGAAAGGATTTCCAAATACCTCGTCTGCGCTCTCAACTCAACAATCATTGGGTTAGATTCGCCCGATTGGGATTCTAAGCTGTAGCGGGCTTCTAATAGCACTCTGATTGCGGCTATGTCAGTTGTCTGTTGATTGACAAAGAACCTAATAGAATTAAGTAATGCTTCAAGAGCTCCTGCTGTGGTTTCTGATACACCTTGTATACTTTGAGTAAGTGCCGACAGCCCTTCACTTGTGCCTTTGTATCCTAATGTTTCCATAAGCGCAAGCAAATCTTCATTTAATCCTTTCAATGCGCTTTCTCCAAGAGCCTGGATGTTTGCAAGCTCTTCTTTAGTGAGGTTAATCCCTCCTACGCTCCCCTCTGTAACGGATTCATCTATTTTCTCAAACAGCTCCTTCAAACGCCCTTGCGCAAGTCTCATTGTAGCTTGTTTGACGATAAGATTTTCAATAAAACTATCAAAGTTTTTATTAAGGGCTTTTAGTCCATCTTCTGTTTCATTGAAAGCATCCATCCATGCTTGAACAAATGAAGAGGCGGCATCCTTATATTCTGACTCCCCACCTATACCTCCTAATTCTAATTTCTGTTGGTCTAAAATTTCTTGTCTTGTCTTTTTCAGTTCATTTATAGCATCATTCCATTCATCAATACGTTCTCTATCAGAATCTTTCTTTGCCTCTTCTGAGTTAATCATATTTTCATATGATTCAATCTGTTGGTCTAAATTGGCTATTGTATCTTTGGTTTGTGTACGAAGATCATCTGCACTCCAAGCGGCTTCCATCTTCTCCTTTAACTCATCGTATGCCCTACCAAGTGATTCTATATTCTTTATTTGCCGTTGGATTTCACGTTCTTTCTTCTTGTTCTTATTGCCAATGCCGAATATGCTACCGATGGTATTGCCTATTCCGGCAATAGTTTTCATTCCACCTGTAACCATACCCAAAACATTACCTGTAGCATAAGATGATGCAAATTCTCCTGCACCACTGAAAGCTTGAGACATTCCATTTAATGATTCAGAAATTTCTTCTGGCACATCAACACCGAAAGATGAAAGCATAGAAGAAACTTCTCCAAAAGCAGAATTGAATTTATCTATTTTTTCTGCATTTTTTTCAAATGCTGCACCGAGGTCTGCTATAGCTTTTTGCTTATCTTCTGGTTTTGCATTTTTCAAGTCTTTGAAAGCTTCAACAATTCCCTTGATAGGGTTTCTGTCTAGTTTTTCACCTTTCAGCTTTTCAATCTGTTCAATTATTGTTTTCAACTGTTCTGGCGGCAAACTTTTGAGAGACCCTCTAAATTCCTCTAATTTCTCGAGAATACTATCAATAGCTGCCGTTGAAGAATAGTCAAGATTTTCAAATAGCTTGATGTATTCGTCTGTATTTTGAAACGCCTTCCAAGTATTTTCATCTGTCTTCTTATCGTACTTATTTTTAAGATTGGATTCAGCTTGCGCTCTCTGCTCATCTGTAAGGGTTGCTTTTGCTATATTTGCCTTTTCTTCGTAATACCACTTATCAAGCTGTAATTGTTCTGAAAGTTGTGTTTTATAATCCTTGAGAATCCTAATAGTAAGGTCTGTGCTTTCCTTATCACGCTGTTGCCCCAGCTTTTTAAGTGCTTCATCGTAACCCTTTTGGTCTGCCTTACTTAACTGTCCATTTTTATCACGTTTGGCTTCATATTCATCACGTATCCCTTTTTCTACATCATCCAATGTCTTTGCAAGTCCGGGGAACAACTGTTGAACCTCCGCTTCGGAAAGCCCTGCATCTTTCAGTTTCTTGTGCAAGTCCAACTGGTTGAACATATCTTCAATGTTCTTCTTGGTCTTTTCAAGCTGTTCTTTCAGGTAGTCCTGTTGAATACCGATTTTAAGTTCTGCAATTTCCTTTTCAAGCCCAGTTCTTTTTGCGGCATTCTTTACGTCATTAGGAATCTGTTTGAGTAACTTTTCAAGCGCATCAATCATTCCTTGCTTGGTCGGAATAATATCTTCCGCTTTGATAACTTCTCCCATTTGTGTAAAGTCCAAAGCACCTTTGAAAGCCGAACGTGTTTCCTCTATGGCACGGTTCTCTCCCATAAGCTGATTCAGCTTTTCATATCTTGACTGCATTTCTTTTAGGACGGAGATACGTTCTGCCCAAATATCACGCTCGGCTTTTGAACCTTTTTGTGTTTCTCTCCACCCTGCACTTTCAGCCATTGCTTTATTGGCTTTTGCAAGTTCTTCGTAATATTCGATAAGTGCTTTCTTATCTACTGTTTCAGCTATTCCAAAAGCATTTTTCCATTGTTCCTCGGTAAGTCCGCTTTGTTTTTGATTGAATACGCTATCCATTGCATTCTTCAATCTTTCTGCACTTTCTTTAGCTTTTTTGTATGCGGCAGCCTTTGTATCTCCTTCTTCCAAAAATCCTTTGAACCCGTCTTTTTTACCTAAATCTTCATAGTTGATTCCAAGTTTATAAGTGTGGGTAGAAAACCATTTTTTGAATATCTTACCAAGACCATCCATTTCTTTTTCTACCTTATCAACATCTACTTTCAAATTCAAATCATATTCTTGGTAAATAGTATCTTTTAATACATCGTCCCAATTTGCAATACGTGCAAGTGTGTTGATTCTTATTTTTAACTCATTTTTTTCTTCATCGGACATATCTTTTCTAACCTCTCCGATTATTGAACGAGCATCATTCTTGAATTTTTCAAGGTCACTATGCATTGTAATGAATGAAGTAGAGAATCCTGCCATTTGCCTATCCAACTCTTTGCCTATTCCCCACATACCTTGCGTTTGGTGATAGCCACCAAGTATATTCTGCTTGGATATTTTTCCACCGTATGCTTCATCGGCTTTATATCCAACTTCTTCTAATACTTTTGCAAGGCGTTCATAGTAATTTATTATATTTTCTCCTTTATCTGGACCTGCTGCTAATTGTTCAAACTGCTCTACTTGAGTTTTAGTCAAAATTTCACTTTGTTCTGACACTTGAAGCAAAACAGAACGTATTTTTTCACCTTTTGCTATAAAGTCAGAAAGTGAATCCTTGTATTCTTTTGCGTTTGTGTCAATATCATCAACAAATGCCTTATCTGCAAATGGGTTTGCCCAACCTCTTTTCTTGTTTTCTGCATACTTTTGTTCAAGCACAAGCATATCATACAAGAAATTCTCATACATCAGCTTGTAGTTATCAAACTCTTTTCTTGCTTCTTCCTCTGATATGTTGGCTTTTATTTCTATTTCAAAGCCTTCATTATTCATTGCTTTTACAAGTTTGGAAAGTGCTGATTTTATATCTGATTCAGATTCTTTGTCTATCTCTGATACAATTACCCTATTTTTAAAATAGTTTGTAGTGCTTTCAGATATAGACTTCCTGTATTCACTGTTTACTCGTATAAGTTCTGTCAATGCTTCAATTGCAAGAAATATACCTGCCGTTGGGAGAGAAGCCATAAAAGTGGTTTTTAGTGCTGTTAATGTTGCTGTAAGTCTTTTTATTCCTACACCAAGCATAGCAACATTTGAATTTGCTACTCCAAGTTTTTTAGACCACACAGTAAGCCCTATTGCTCCAATAACCGCCCCGAACGCTTTCGCTACATTAACGACCGTCTCCCAATTGTCAATAAGGACTTTCACGGTATCTATTGAGCCTTTTAAAGTATCTTCATTAGCCTTACCGATAGAATTAAGCATCACATCGATACTGTCCTTCAAGTTGGAAATTTTACCTTGTAAAGTTTCAGCTTGGATTTCTTGCATATTGTAGAAAATACCCTCTTTGGAAGTCAAATTTTCAAACACTTGTTCAACATCCTCAAATGTAACCTTACGTTTGGAAATCATATCTACAATCTGTGCCGTGGTATAATCTGCTTGGTCTCTTGTTTTGAACAACTTTTGAAGTTCCCCATACATATTGATACCTGCTTCCGTAAACTGACGAACTTCTGTACCACGCAAATATGCTGCCGCTTTGACCTGCCCATAAGCAAGGATAAGTCTGCCCATATCCACACCTAAACCAGCAGATACATCGGCAAGTCGTTTTGTCGTATCATATAACTTGTCGCTCTCAATACGGTATGCTGCAAGCTGTTTTGTGAATGTAACCAGTTCCTTAATTTGAAATGGCGACTTTACGGCAAGTTGGACAGTCTTGTTGAAAATTTGGTCTGCCTGTGATTTATTTTGTAAGATTGCTTGTAACGAACGCTGCTGCAATTCAAATTCACCGCGCACTTTTGCCAACTTGCTGATATACCCTTCAATCTGTGACACAGAGAACAACAAAGCAAGCTGACGGCTTAATTGCCCGGCTGTATCCATCAGGTTGCGATGGCGTGTGGCAAGCTGCTGTGATTTGACTCCTGCTTCCGTCAATGCTTGGTTGTGTTTTGCAATGGCTTGGTTTATCTGTTCAAGCATGCTCTTATAGTTCGCATCGGTAGTGTTCAAAGACAAACGAGCTTTTTTCAGGTACTCTATAGCTTGTACGTTCTGTTGCAGAGACTTTGCATTTTTAGAATAATCTAATGCGCCTTGTGGAGTTGACCGCTGTGCATTTGCTAAATCCGCTGCCTCCTTTGCAGCACGTCTGTCAGCAGCTATTCTTCTTTCCGTCTCTTTTTCTTTAGATTGGGCACGTTGCTCGTCCGTCTTTCGTTGCTCGTCAAGCTCCATCTTCATGTAGCGCATGGCTTCTACCGCAGCCTTTTGTTGCGGCTTTGACAAGTCCATGTTCTCAACGTATTTTTTCAAATCCGAATATCCCTGCTTCAATCCGGATATATTAAAGTTAGCAAATGAACCTTCTCCGATTTTATTGTTTCCTATTCTGTTTAGCAAATCTGCCGCACGTGAAAGGCTTTCGTTCAGAGAAGTAGTCTTTCTTGTAGTCTCTTCCGCACCTTTCCCTGCTCCTTCAAATGGATTACCTTTTATAGCATCTATCTTTTTGGCTAACGAAGTAATCACACTTTCCAATTTACTCGTATCCATTACCACACTGCCAAACCCGTTTTTCAATGCATCTGCTGCTGTATGGGCGTGCTTCTCTATCTTCTCTAGCTTCTCATCGAAACTATCCAACTTCTTTAATACATCAGGGGTTATGTTGAGGAAAGCTCCTGCTTCGTTATTTGCCATATCGTTATCCTTTTTTATTAATTATGGGCATACCCAAATCATTCAAGTTCTTCAAATCGTCAACACTTCCTATTTTGCTGACCTTCTTTTTTTTCTTGTCCTTGTTTCCGTATTCTACATGGGAAAAATCAAACGAGCTTAACCGGATCTGTCCAACCGTCATTCCCCATAAATATTCGTCACGAGAGCACCAAGTGTTGGAGCGCAGAAAATCAATCATCTGCCCCCACTCTGTACGGGATATTATCAGTTTTGTTCCGTTTTCTTCGTCTTCCTCGTCAAAGTCATTTCCCTCACGGTCTGAATCACATTGGTACTCTCGAAAAAAAAATCCGTGCTTATGAGGTTAAGGATTTCACCAAGCAATAATGCCCAGTCCTTTATGTCGTAATCTCTCCACATCAAAAGGTCAAAGACCTTGTGGTAGTCATCTGATAGTTCTTTTTTCTCATAATCAGAGAATATCCTGTCCCTGTCATTGAGAAGTGCAAGCGTTATCACGTGTGCAACTGCCGGTAGATTTACCGAGAACTCTTTGATAACATCTCCCATGCTTAACTTCTCTCCCTTCACAATCTGACACGCTTGTTCGGCTATAAGCCATTGAACACCGGGCTTCAATCCTTTAATACGCCACTCCGTACCGTGAAGTTTTACAATGCTTGGGCTGTCATTCATTATCCTTGCCAAACGTTCCATTGACTCATCAGATGTAGGAGTACAAGCCGTTACAACATTTGTCTTTAGTCCTGTATCTTTTTTCTTTGCTCTATATACTGCCATGATTATAAACATGAAGGGCGGCGGCATATAAGCCTACCGCCCGTAAACACTCTAGTTATCTATTATGAACAAGTTTTATTTGGGTAAAGTATAAGCTGAATCTACATAAAACGGTGTTCTGATAGTTCTATCTCCATCGGCGATATTTGCATCATACGCTGTTCCTGCAAGGTTGATACGACCCACATTAGAGTTCAAAGATTCAAGCATTATTTTTGAGTTAAGTTGGACTTTTGGAACCACAAATGCAGTCATCGTTTCTCCTTCCTCAAACACTACGTCAATCTTTGCATACAACTTCTTGTATTGAGCCGGAGCAAAGTATTTAGTAGAGACAGTAGTTCCTGCCGTAAATCCCATGAGAGCGACCAATAGGTCTTTTTGTGTATCTGCAACCTCAGCTGTAAACTGGTATTTGCCAAGCTTCACGATGGAAAGAATGGGGCTGTCGGAAGTTTCGCACTCGATGTCGTTTACATCGTTATCGTCTTGAGCGATTGAAGTGGTATCCTCAACTACATCTTCAAGGATATAAGAGTCACCCTTTGGCACATCGTCTTGTTCAGAGCCAGTGAACAGAGTTGTCACGATGTAAGAAGGCTTGATGAATTTTTTGGCTGTTGCGCCAGTCTTGTTTACTGCCATAATTAAAAAATGTTATCCTGTTAATAATCTGTTTACCTTATTGTCACTTCTATATTTATCACGTTGTAGTAGTAGTTCCTATTTTGGTCATAATCTGCATCACGGAAATTTACATCAATCACATAATGGGGGTCTTTGCATGATTCAATAACCTTGTCAAGCGCAAGTTCCATTTTGTACAGCTCCTTCACGGGCTTCGTACCGTGGCTGTCAACTGATTTTGCGTACAAGAACACGTTGGCAGAACCTTTGGCATAAGCTCCGTAATCTTTCATGGAAAGCACATCAACAAGCACCATTTCTTTCCAATTGCTTTCAACAGTGGCAGGCATATTCCCGATGAACAGGTTATCGGATATAGCCGCTTTTGTCAGCAGCATGGAAAAAAAGTTTTCCACTTTTGATGTTGTCTTGTATTTGCTATCCATATAATCAGTATTTACCGTTCTTTATAATTCCAAAAGTTGAACCTTTAATTCTGTTACTTAATGCTTTGAGTTGGTTTTGAGCAATGGCGATTACCTCATATTTGTACTTTTCCTGTAATATTTGTCCGTATGGCATTGCGGCTACTATCACAAGGTCAATTCCATCATGAGGCTTATATTTACGTTCAAGGAAATCCGTTATCGCATCACGTCCGTATAGCGGTTCTCTCTCCCAAATTCTTGGGGCTAATGCGTATTTCGTTTGATAACCGCTTTTGGATAGTTTGCCATTAACATATATTCCCCATCCGTAGCTATCATGAAGGTTGTCTGTATCATTTTTATAAGTAACCCTATTCAATTCTTCTGCAATTATTTTGTCAGCTTCTTCCGATAAGAACTTTATAAGTTTATTCAATGAATCTGTCTTAACCTTCTTTGCCATATCTTACACTTCACTCATTTTTATGTCAACCGAGCAACCGCCAAGTTGACTATATTCAAGCCCTATAACCCTGCCTTGGATTGGTATTGCATAATCCTCGCATTTAAAATTGGTATTGAAACGTATAGGTAGCTTCTCACCAACTTTGCACGGGAAAAATACTTTATAGTCAGCCATGATAGTACCAGAATTAATCAGCTTTGCAGCCTGCTGTATGTCACATTCAGTTTCAAGAAGGATGGTCTCTCCCGTAGTGGGGACTTCGGGAGAACTATCCGTCTTTTCATTCCCAAGCAAGTCACCGTCACCGAGAAGGTTCCCGTCTTCCGGCTTATTCGTTATCACGGTGTAGAATGTGCCATGAAACGGGTATTCTGCTATTGCTTTTCTTTTGAGACGCATAAACTATACATCTAATGAATTTTCATTGACCCAACTCATACTACCCGAATCCATGCTTTTCAACGCTTCTTCTTCACCATACTTTTTGTACAGTGCTTTCAGACGGTCTTTCAAGCTTTGGATTATGGCAGCCGTTACCGTCTCACTACCTATGTCCTGTCTGTAACTGCCATGTTGGAGTGATGATGAAGCCACAGACCACGGACCGTTAATGACAAGCTCGTACAGTGCGATAAGGCAATGGTCTTTAGTGCATTCATCTATTTCAGAACGGTCTGAAATAAACATCAAACCGTTTTCGTATGCGATATTTTCAAGCGCATCATCTTCAAAGACAAATCTCGTAAGCCCATTGAGGTATGCTATCGGGTCAAATGATTTTTCCATAACTACTACGCAATGTATTGTACATTTAATCGTCTGCCTGACTTGTGTCTACAATTACGTGATTACGGAATGTTTTCAGTGCAGGACAAGCTGACATCATTACATCAGTATGCCATTCCTTATACAGCCCGTTGTTTGTTGTTGTATTCACAATCGTGCAGAGACCATCGTTAGCCTGAGCAAAAATCTTGGTTATTACGCTTGAACCATACTTATCAAACATCTGTTTGTCTAGGTTATTGGTGTATTCAAACTCACAAGCATATCCGGCAGGGCGGAGAACAGCAATCTTATCGTCCCAACCTTGTACGAATGTGTCTCCGGTATTGGTAAGATTACGCTCACGTTCTTCAACAATTTCAATTGGAGATACACCGGGATAATCACGGAAAGCAGCTAAGAACAACTCTCGTGTAGTAGGCGCAGTAGCGGTTGTTGCGATGTAAGCTAAAGGATTTTTCTTGAAACTTTCAATCAATTCCTTAACTTCGGCATTTTGCAGCATTACTTCGTAAAACATCTTGCGTGTAACCTGCCATACCATTGCACCTTCATACCCCCATTCTTCACGATATTTTTTCTCCTTTTCCGCCATTTGACTGAGAATCTTACATTTTTCGTCTGTCCAAACTACTGTGCCAGCTTTAGTAAAGTTCTCTGTTGGTATATCAGCCTTATGCAACGGAGCTTGAACGCCACGTGCGATATTTCGGTAGTCAATATGACCTTTAGACATTAACTGTGCAGTCATGAAGTTCATGGTTGCGTCCGCACTATCAAGTTGGGACTGTAATGTATGTACCCAAGCGGCTACCAAATCGGCATCGTTTCCAAACAACTCAAACTGTTGTTCTTTTGCTTCACGTTCCATAGCTGTTTCAACGAAACCGGGAGCGATAAAATCAGGGATGGATGCGGTGTACCAGTGCAGACCGTCCTTATCCATTTGATTACTGTCACCAAGAGGTGCACGCAAATCCATCAAAGGAGCGGCTTTCAAGTCACGTCCTTTCACAGAAAAAGTAGCGATGCCATTAGGAGCGGTAGGTGTGGGAGCACCAGCTTTTACACCTTGAGTCTTGTACCAACCATAATTAGTGTATAGCAGACCTTCTGTATTGACAAAGGATTGCAAGAAACGTTGATTGGTCTTGTCTGAAAAGAATCTTGCATATCTGCTGTTATTAAAATCAAATTTAGGCATAGTTTCGTCAATTTTAAATGTTAAACCAACCCTTAACCTTGCTCTTGTTCAAAGCTTTTAATGCAGCCGAAAGAGGTTGCATACGGTCTTCGTAGAGGAATACATCTCCTAATGCCAATGCAGGAGTGATAAGGTATCTTGCACCATCGAAATCATCTTCGGATGCAGCCGGGTCAAAAACAAAATCAAAGTCGCAGGGAAGGTATGAGTTAGGATTAGTGACCATAGCTTCTTTACCAGAACCTGCTTCTTTCGCTTCAACAAGAACAGATGAAGTTGTTAATGCTCCGAGGGTTGCGCTCAATGTAACTTTCCAAACATCGCCAGCCGTTCCGTCAGTCGTTTTTTCAACGGCTGTGACTGTTACTGCTGTTCCTTCCCCTACCAATGTGGTAGGAGCAACCATGAGAACGTCCCCTACAAACGGAATGAGGGAATACCCGTCTCTTTTCAAGTAAATAACCGTATCAGATGATTCTGATGTTTTTGCAACTGCATACGATTTTAGGATGCGTATTTCGCTTCCATTAGAACCATTACTGGGAATATATTCAGCGAGCGTTCCGGCAAAAGCTCTTGCATTACCTTTGAATGGGTTTTTAACAATTCCACCACTGGTAGGAAATACAAGTGCGTCTTTCCCGCTCATCTGTAGCTTCACGAAGACATAGCGATGACCACCAATGCTTCCGCGAGCCTGAACCAATGCTCTACCGGGAAGATAGCCACTGTTCAATAGGATTTGCTGATAGAAATCTGACATTTTCTTTTTGGTTTAAATGATTATTATTTTTCTTCTCTGTGCGACTGCTTCCTTACGACAGCAACCACATCGGCAAAGTCATCGGTCTTTCCCTTACCGCCTCCCGTGCCGCCTGGAGTGATGTCGGGTGGAGTGTTAGCATTAAACTTATTGTAGCTCTTGACCAGTCTTTCTGTAAGAGCGTCAACGTCAGTTTCAGAATCAATGTGAATCAGTTCAAGCTGGTCGTTAATCCAATCCTCGTTCTTGACTTCTTTCCCTTTTAAGGCTGATTTGAGTTGATTGCGTTTCTCGGAAATAGTTTTGGCTCTTTTCTCTTCCTCACGTTCTGATTTCAAGTCTTGGAGTTCTTTGAGCAACTTATCCAGTTTGCTTTCGTCTCCTTTGTTATCCTTGTAATCATCCTTATCTCCCTTATCATCCTTTGCGGGGTGATTCTTTTCCCACTCCTTTACGAATTTTGAATTGTCGTTCCTGATGTTGTTGTCGTCCTCTTGGAAGTCCTCCAGATAATCGGCAACCGCATCATCCAATTCCAACTCGTCATTACCACTCGCTTTCTCCAACCGCTTGTAGATCCTTTCCACCTTGCCGTTGAAACTTCTCTCACTCATCGCCAAGTTTTTCTTGCCGTTGTTAGTGATTCCTGCTTTCAGTGCTTCTGAAAGCTGTTCTTTCGTAAACTTCATACACTATATGTTTTATAATGATTATATGCGAAAGTAATACTTTAACAAAAAGGTATAACTATAAAAAAATCACTGTATTTATCACTATGATAAATAGACATTGATTTAAGTATATATTACCTTGTTATTAAGAGCTATTTTTGCTTTTGATGAAAGAGCAAGAAGTACATAGAGAAGTCGTAATCAAGCCGCAAGAAGGATTCCAAATGCAGTTTGCATCATCGTGCGTGGATGTGGTGTTCGGCGGAGGCAACCTCGGTGGAGGCAAGATGACGCTATTAACAGACTGTGTTATAACTCCTTATGGATTGAGAAAAGTAGGTGATTTAAAAGTTGGAGATGTTATTTCAGACCCAACTACGGGAGGTTCTCAATCTATTGCTCAACTACATCCGATAGAAGAACATGAGTTTTATAGATTGACTTTTGACGATGGAACTTATGTGGATTGCTCAGAGGGGCATCTTTGGAAAGTAAAAAAGAGCGGTGGTGAATGGAAGTTAAAAGAAGCTATTTCTATATTTAATGACTACCAAGATAATGCAAACAGAAAGCGGAAGTTAATATATGGGATACCTATTACAGAAGCCATATCGTTTTCTGAATCAATGTCGCAAGATTTTGATAGGCCACTGCATCCTTATTTTGTCGGCAATATGATTGGGAATGGATGTATGTCTAATTTTTACATCAATGAGTTACATAAGGTATCTCTTACTACTCCATTTGACGAAATAGCAATCAGGCTTTCTAAATTAGGATTTGATATGTCGCATTTTGAAGAAAGAAGCGGATGCAAAACATATCATATATACAATAAAGTAGTACGTGATTCAATATCACATATAGGTCTTTCAGGAAAAACATCAATAGATAAGTTCATACCTGATTCATATAAATACGCTCCAGTTGAGGAACGTAAAGAACTAATGAGAGGTCTTATTGATTCTGATGGAAGCGTTGATGAACGTGGCAGAATTTCATACTACACAATTAGCGAAAAGCTTGCTAATGATGTAGCTTTTGTTGCAAGGTCGCTTGGGTATTGGGTATCTAAACACGTGCAAACAAACAGAAGATATAAAACATCTGATGGGGAAACCCATATTGGGAAAGATTTATATAGACTTAGAATATCATGTAAAAATCCCAAGGAAATAGTAACCGTAAAAAATAAGGCTTCAAGACTACATGACAGGGTTAGAGAAATGACTAAATCTATCAAATCAATCGAGCCAATAGGACGAAAAATTGGTAGATGTATAACCGTAAGTAACCAACATGGACTGTATGCGACTAAAGATTTCATTGTGACTCACAATTCCTTTGCTCTTGTCCTTGCTCTTGCAGAACCGTTAATGGCAGATGGGGATTTCCGTGCGGTTATTACACGTAGGTCTTTGCAGTCGCAAAAGACGGGAGGTTCATTCGTAGATACATTCAAGGCTATATTCGGTGACTATTGTTCTGTAAAGACTGCCGATAGCCCTCGCATATCATTCCCAAGTGGTGCGTATTGCGACTTGACCTATATAGATGATACTAATCTTGACAAAATGCGTGAGCAATGGAAAGGTAAACAGATTGATGCTATATGTATTGACGAAATTACCGAAATGTCTTGGGAAGCGTTCAGCTATGTCCAGACCCGTAATCGTGGACGGTCAAAGACATTTACGGGAAAGTTCTTCGCTACACTTAATCCGAAACGAAGCCATTGGACGAGAAAATTCTTGGATTGGTATATTGGCGTTGATGGTTTTATTATGCCAGATAGAAACGGGAAAGTAAGATATTTCTATGTAAACGGTTCTACCGTTGATGATGTGGTTTGGGGTGATTCCAAAGAAGAAGTTTATGCTAAGTGTAAGATAGATATTGATAGGAAACTTGCCCGTATTGGAGGTGATTTTGACTATACGAATATGATTAAGTCATTCGTATTCTATCAAGGTAAGCTATCCGAAAATAGGGCTATGCTTGAAAATAATCCTAATTACATAGGCTCTGTTGCAGCTTCGGGCGGTAAAATGGCACAAGCTATCATTGAGGGCAACTTCAATGTTGACCCTGAAGAAGACGAAAAGATACCTATCCCTTCCACTTCCGCACAAGGCGTGTTCAACAACAACCCTGCCGTAAACGGTGACAAATGGATTACCGTGGATTTGGCGGATTACGGTACGGATAATCTCGTGGCTCTGGCATGGGATGGATTTCACGCATACGACATTCTCATTCTTAGCAAGTCCACTCCGAGAGAAAACGCTATGGCAGTGAAGACATTTGCATTTGAGCATGGAACAGCCGAAAGCCATATCATTTTTGACGCGACTGCCGGAAGGTACTTCAATGATTACATTCCCGATGCAGTACCTTATATCTCGCAAAATAAACCTTTCGGGCTTTACCAACTTACCGCAATGACAGTCAAGGATATGTGCTATATCAGATTATGCAAGATGATAGAGGAAGGCAACTTGACATTTGACGATAAACTTGCCGTTCAGACTTACACTCATCAAAACTTGAAATATAAAGTGACGATTGAGAACGAGTTTATGGAAGAATGTTCCGTTGTGCGGTTTGACGATATGCAGAGTGGGAAGAAGCGGCTTTGGAACAAGAAGAAGATGAACCAAATGTTAGGGAAAGGCAGGTCGATGGACTTGTTAGACCCATGCGCTATGAGAATGCTTCCGTGCGCTAACATTGAATACGGGAATGAGATTCAAGCAGGGTATTACAATCACGAAGAAGAAACCAAACAAGCGTTCCATGCACAGACAGAAGGAAGTATTTACGATGAACATTTATGGTATTAGGTTAGGAAATGATTAGTTACAATGATATAAAGGATATTCTCAATTCCCTTAAAACAGAAGGAATTGAAGCAAGGGTAAGAGATGTTGCCTATTTGGTAATGTGTGATTCTTTCGTAGATAAGGATCTTGCTGCAAAGGTTGCTTACCAAGAAGATGAAAAGCCTTCAAACAAGGTGTTATCCATGCTTGCCGAGAAACTGAAACCTTTCGGCATCGGTGCTATCACTACCATATCTAAAGATGAGAACCGAGAAGCGTTGCTGAAAGAAATATCGGAGATGAAACAGATTGCTGACGATGCGAAAGCAAGTGGAGATTCAGACACTTTTATCAAAGCAAGTAAGGTCGTGTTGGATGCACGCGTGAAGCTGAACGATAAATTCAATATTGAAGAGGAAGAGGGGCAGAAGCGAATAATCGTTGTTCCGCAGAAGCACGACATTATCTGCAAATGGACTTCGAGAGAGTGTTCTGCAATGCCGAGCAAGGAAGCCTGCATGAAGTATTACAACCTAATTGATGCGGAAAAATGACACGGGAAGAGAAAAAAACATATCTATTGCGGAACGTAAATGCCTTGTTGCAGAAGAAACCGTTTTTCAGAGGAAGTGACACTTGCTCTACAAACGACTATTCCGACGGTCAGTCCGCAGCTATTACCGATACACGCACGGCAAGGCTTCCGAATGTAAAAAAGAATATCGTTTCGCAGGAAAAGTTTCTGAAAGAACTTGACCCGATGAGCCATGAGGTATTATTTGATCAAAACTTGCCGAGCATTTGCGTGAAGTTAGAAGATGGGGGATATCAGGAAATCAAGTTCCAGCGCACGGCATTAGCTTTCCAAGAACAGATACTGGCGAGCCACGTAATCTACCTTTGCGGGAATCCCTGTACATTGTCTTTAAGAGGTGGCACTCCTTCCGAGAAAGATAAAGCCAACTATTCCACAATCAAGGAGTATTGGGTAGACAGGAATATGGATGGATGGCGTACAAAGGCAGTCCGTTCGCAACTTGCAACAGGCGATGCAGGACTTCTGTTTTATTATGACTATAAAGGACGTATCAAGTGCCGCCTGATAAGTTATGAAGATGGTTACGTAATCATATCACACAATGACAACAACGGTGACAGGCTTCTTGAAAGTGTCTACTATGCCGATGCGGACGGTGTGGAATACATTGACAGTTACGATGATACCTACATGTACCGTATGCACACACCGATAGACGGTGAAGAAGCAGGCGAGGACGGTTTTGTAAGAGAACTTCCTATATTGCACGGTTTCAGCGAGATACCATTGTGTACCAAACGCGGTAATGTGGCGTGGAACAACGGCCAGAGCCTTATCGAGATTTACGAAATTATCTACAACATCTTCTTTGTCATTCAGAAACGGAACGGTTGGGGCATTCTGTATATCAAAGGCAATTTGTCAGAAACGACAAAGAAACTTGCAGGGAGTATCATTTTGCAAGACAAGTCAATGGACGGTAACGGAAGTGCAGAGTTCAAAGCACCGCCCAGTCCGCAAGGTATGCTTGACAGTCTGCAAGATTTGTTCGAGAAGATACAGATAAACACCTCATGCACATTTCTTTTGCCTAAAGATGTCAAGTCAAGTGGTGACATAAGCGGACTGGCTATTACGCTGACCCGTGATTTAGATTTGAAGAATGCCCAGCAAGGGGTTATCGAGTGGCAGAATTTTGCAGACAAGATGATGCGCCTGTTCAAGGAGGGATTAGCCAAAGAATTGGTAAAAAAAGGCGAGAACGTAAATGCCATTACAGAATTTGACAAACTTCGTGTCAGCTGTAAGTTCAAGATATGGCAGCCGTTCAGCGCAACTGAGTATAACAACATGCTTATCTCAATGAAACAGGCTGGTATTCTCTCCACGAAAACGGCTATCGAAAAGAACACGGAGAGCACACCCGATGAGGAGCAACGAGTGACTAAGGAAGTTAAGGAAGCAGAAGAAAAGGTGATTGCCCAACAGCAAGCCAACAAAACGAACAAGCAGGAAGGAGGTAATAATGAATAAACAAGTGATAAACATAGATGCCAACTTCATTAAAGAGATTGCCAAAATGCAAGAGCGAATTGATGAAACAGATAACGCAATTTTCAATCTATTCATGAAGATACAAGACGTTAATCGACTTGATATTATGTATGATGGTGAGAATAGAGATCTGTACCATCACATTTATATGTTCATCGAATATGTCCTGCATAAGTTTCCAAATATATACGAAGAATTCAGAGAAAACAAACAACACAAGTAATGGAGAAACAGAGCCTATACATATACAAGCTGGATACACATGGGGAAAAAGTCAAATTTCCCAACGAAACCATGTCTGCAAAGCTGGGTGAATACACTTACACGGCACAGCGCATGGCCGGCACTCCTACGCTTACCGCCACGCTCAACTATCCGTCTTGCTTGGATGAAGAGTGGACTGGAGAGGAATTTGTGGAGTTCAGAGGTGAGAGATACTATGTCGACCAAACCCCTACATCTTCAAAGGACAACAAGAGCATTATGTATAAGCATGAACTCCAGTTCGTTTCAGAACGTATCGTATTGGAGAACGTGTATTTCATGGATGTGGTGACAACTGGAACAGATACTTATCATTCCAACTCTACTTCTGTGAAGTTCATGGGAGACATAAACGAGTTTGTAGGTCGCCTTAACGCTTCAATGGCAAAATCGGGTATCGGATATTCGGTAGTCATAGATGATGATATTACTTCCGATTCCAAACTTGTTTCACTTGACAATGTGTATCTTGCAGAAGCGTTACAATCCATATATACCATATACGAACTTCCTTATTACTTTGTAGGTAAGGTTTGTCACATAGGATATACAGAGAATGTAATTTCTACTCCCTTCGAGTATAAGAAAGGGCTTGTATCAATAAAAAAGACAAACGCCAATTATAAAATTGTCAATCGCGTTACTGGTGTTGGTAGCTCTGATAATATCCCTTTCTACTATCCGAATGATGATGAAAAAGGTACTATAGAACGTACACAAAACCTTATGCCTTCCATTTACAGACAAACAAATGGAGCGGAAAGATTCTACAATGCGCTTAACGACACGTATAAGATACCCGGCACAAATGATTACTACTCTTTCAAAAATACATTTTCTTCTAAGAAGGTAAAAGAGATAAAGGTAGATTTCAGCGATATAAAGCCTACCATAGAAAATGTGACAAACGCTTCGGGACAGTTATTTGGTGAGATTGCGGATATTGCTTTTGATGCTAATGATAGTGATGAACTCGGAACCGGAGAAGGGAATAATATATTCAATGATACAGATGAGTATGTACATTCTTATTTCTACATAAAATTACATATATATAATGGAGATTACGGCTTTAACCTGTTCGAACAGGGTTTGGAGGGTGGTACGGCTGTAATCAATATGACTACGGGTAATTGCGCTGCTTGCGAGTTTGAAATAGGAGTTACCTATAAGAACAATGAACCGGGAAGGGCATTCAACCCTGTATTGGTGGATTCTTCCGGGAACTTACCGGCAGGAGATTTTGAGCAGAAGGTTACTTCACAACCATCCCAATATGTAGAAAGCCAACAAAACACTTCTACAAATGAAGTTTGGATTGCAGTAAAAAAGGACAATACCACTTTCGGAATTGTTATGCCTAATGCCACCAATAACTATAAGCCTTCTGTCGGGGATAAATTTGTGATTACAGGCATTAAGATGCCCAAGTCCCTTGTACTCGCTGCTGAGAAGAGATTGGATGAAGCATTGATAAAGTATATGTCAGAGAATAATGACGAAAAATTCACATTCTCTGTCAATTTTTCCAGAGTATTTCTTGCAGACAATATTCAATTAGCAGAATTACTAAATGAGAATGTTCGCATGTATATAAAATACAACGAACATGAGTATCTTATGTATGTAAATTCATTTACTTGTAAAGCGGACAAAAATTGCTTATATGACATATCTGTTGAATTAACAGACAAATTATCTGCAAATGTTTCTGCATTACGAAGTACTATTACAGAAATTGCAGGCGATATCATAGGGAATACATTGGGAGGGAATAGTATTTCTACTACTGATATCTTAGCAAAAGTCTCTCGACATTTTCTCAGTAAAACACAAGATGACCGTACCCCGCACAAGTTATCCTCTGACAAAGCTTTTGAAATAGGGAAATTTGTCAGTGGTAGTACAGGTGGTATCATAATGGTTGATAAGGAAACAGGTCAAACCTATGCGGAGGTTGATAAACTGAAAGTCCGCATGAAAGCCTATTTCGAATCATTGGAGATACAAAATGTAAATTCTGTAGGTGGAAAGATAGTTCTAACTCCGGGTGGTGCTGTTACGCTTATTGATGTTTGGACCAAGGGCACCATTGAACAAACGCCCATACTTTCAATGGCAGACGGGAATCCTATATTGCTTGCAGATGGCAGTGAACTCCAATTGATGGATAAAGAAACGGTAGACAATGGCGTCCCCGAAGGCGTGTACAGATGTTTCTTCCTTGCCGAGCAGGACGGTGTGGAAGTGGAGAACCGCTTCCGTGCAGGTTTCCAGGTACAGAGCAAAAACTTCAACATACAAAAACCGGGAGAATACCAACAGGTAGCGAACCATTATTATTGGCGTTTATGTGTAGGGGCAAGCAAAGAGCCTATCAATGTCGGCATATACAAATTGCACTATATTGACCTCAGCATGGCGGATTGCGACACAGGCAGTGACATTCCGGCAAAGGGTGATACTGTAGCCCACCTTGGTGCACGAATCAAATGGAAAGGCATTGACAACAAGGACGTGACGGATGAAAGCAATATTGACGCACAGAATGCCATTGTTTTCTCTTCTACCGATGTGTTCAGCCCGAGTGTTACTCTGTATCACGGTATAGACTCCTACTCCTACTTGAACAAGGAGTATGTTGAGTATGGCGTAGACAAAACTAACAACAAGGCGTTTTTCCATGTATACGGTGATGCGTATATTGGGGACCGTGATGGTAACAGCTTTGTTAAGTTCACCCAAGGTGAAGGCGTGGAATTGAAAGGAAAGCTGTCGGTCGGTACTACCATCGGCAATGGAGACACCATCGAAGATGCTCTCAAAAAAGCATCTGAAAAGTACATTGAGGATTTAGACCCTCTGAAAGAGTACATCAAGCAGGAAATAGATAATATCCAGAATCAGGTTGACGGTGCGATAGAAACATGGTTTTACGACCCGGTGCCCACCCTTGAAAATCTTCCCGCATCCGATTGGGATACAGATGAGAAGAAGAACAATCATTTGGGAGACCTCTATTACAGCAAGGAGGGAAAAGCATACCGGTTCCAATATGAACAAGAAAAGGGATGGTATTGGAATGCCATTACCGATACGGATATTGTCAAGGCTTTGGAAAACGCTCAAAAAGCACAGGATACCGCAGATGGGAAAAGACGCATCTTTGTGAGACAACCGCAGAATTCGGACGCATACGACATAGGTGATATGTGGGTAAATGCGACCTACGGGAGTACTTACAAGGACGATATGCTCAGAGCGAACACTTCAAAAAAGGCAGGGGAAGCATTTAGTATCTCCCATTGGGAGCTTGCATCAAAATACACTGATGACACTTTGGCGCAAGAAGCAAAGAAAATAGCCGAAGAGACGAAGAAAGCGGCTGAAAAGCTGGATAGTACTGTAAGTTCAATGAAGGACTTTACCGATGAAGCATTCAATGATGGTATCGTAGACAGAGGGGAAGCGGCTGCGATTAAAAAATACCTGAATAATATTGATTCCATCAAAAACGATGTAACAGAATCCTATAATAAGATTATAGAGAATGAGCTTCTTGATGAAGGCGTGGTAAAGACGGAGTTGGAAACTGCGTACCGCTTGTTCAATAGCTCGGCACAGGAGCTTATAAACACCATTAACGGTGTGATTCAGGACGGTAAGACCACAGCTACCGAAGTGGCTATGGTGGATGGCAAGTATTCAGCGTTCAACTTGAAGTACGGTGATTTCATTGCCAATGTCAATGCCGCGAACAATTATATACAGGGCAAGCTTAACGAATCCATCAAGGAAATATCGAAGAATATAGGAGATATATCCTATCTGACGAAAGCACTTAAGGAATATACCAATATTGAGGGTGGTCTTATTCAATCCTCATTGTTAGCTTTAGGATACACCTCGGAAAGCGCTTTCAAGATAATGAGCGGCACGAACGGTGTATACCAATCCGACAAGCGCGGCGGAGGTATTGCTTCCTGGTGGGGAGGTTCCATGCTGGACAAATTCGATTACCCGGAAAGCAGCGTGCCGGAAAACGTTGCCAAAGGTCTTGTGCGCTTTGACGGTACGGGTTACTTTGCCAACGGTGCACTTTGGTGGGAAGAAGATGGTACACTCCATGCAGACCCGTTGTCATTCTTTGTCGGTGAGGAAACGGTCGGTGTATTACTGTTGGCATTTAAGTTCTTGCGCTCGGCAGAATTCAAATATATATTGGAACCTCAATATCCGTTCACTCATATAAAAGCCATCAATTCTGTCCAAATCGGTAATGCCATGCTGAAATATGACGCGACCAATAATGCCGTATATGTAGAGAAAGATGATGGGTCTATGGTTAATTTCTACGCTACGGGTGACCTTGCTGCGTTCGGTTCGACAACCGGTGGTGGAAGTGGTGCTACCTCATTGAACATGCTGGACGATGTAGACCTGGTTACTCCTCTATCGGAAGGACAGGTATTGACATACGACTCGGTTAAAAGCAAGTGGACGAATAAAAAAGGCGGTGGCGGTTTGGATATAGATGCCATGTGGGATGAGCTTGCCAAGTCTGACACGTCCAAGAGAATTCATTTTTCCCACATACCGGACTTGGGCAGTGTATATGCCAAGCAGGTAAAGCTGGGCACGACTCCTTATAATGTATCCAATGGGGTGATATCTCTTCCTGCGTACCCGACCGCTCTGAAGAATACATTAACCTTTACAGGTTATCAATCCAAATCTTTTAATGGCAGCGCAGCAGTCAGTGTAGCTATACCCAATAACACTAATCAGTTAACTAATGGCGCAGGATTTATCACGAGTAGTGCTGATATCAGTGGTAACGCTGGTAGTGCAACCAAATTACAGACGGCTATAAGTCTTTGGGGTCAAAGATTTGATGGGACTAACGATATTAGTGGTGACTTATATTCGATTGGCACTATTAACTGTAGTTACACTATGCAAATTAATGGTGGTAATAGTGTCGGGACCTTTCCAAGAGTGCTATTCCATATTCCCAATGTAGCTTGGGCACAGTTCCTTCTTAGGCTTGGAGAATTACAGTTAAAGGATGGTGGTAGTCAGGATGGTGCTTGGTATTCAATGGCAACAGGTTCATTTACTGCAAACGGTAATATACTTGCAAGCGGTGAGATTACCGCTTATTCGGACGCCCGCTTAAAATCAAGTATAAAACCGCTACGGAACAGAGGGTTCATTACTCCTGTCAGTTATATCAAGGATGGGAAGGAGAGTATAGGGTTTATCGCACAGGACATGATAGAATTGTATCCTGAGCTGGTGACTAAAGGCAGCTCGAAAGAACACTACCTGTCCGTGAACTATGCCCAATATACGGCAGTATTGCAGGCTCAGATAATTGAGCTGCACAAAGAGATTGATGATTTGAAACGTAAATTTATAAATTAAAAACTATGGTTACATTATTGATTGTTTCGATTATTCTGTTTGTATCCTATGTCGGATATACAGTCGGGATGTATGGCATCCCTGCAAGTATCAGTGACACATACTATCGGCTTGGAAAGAGGGGTTGGCTGTTCACACTCTTCTGCCTTGTCGAATCTTCCCTGCTGATTGCATCGTTTATTGAAGCCAGCAAGGAAGAATACCAATTCCTGGCGTTCATCGCAAGTGCATCATTGGCGTTTGTCGGCTCGGCTCCCTTGTTCAAGGAGGACTATAACCGCAATATCCATTATGTAAGCGCGGGAATCTGCGCGCTTGCCTCTCTTGTATGGCAAGTGTTGATGAGTTTTTGGTACGTCCCTCTTATAACCTTCCTTGGCGGTGTAATCGTATTGGCATGCCTTAAGTTCAAGAAGCCTGTGTTTTGGATGGAGATGTGTGCCTTTATCTCGACTTGTATAACCCTGTTACTGCTCTACTGATATGGCTAACTCGAATAACGTAATTACGTCTCCTGTCAATCTGAGGAGTGACGTTGCTTCCGTACTTGGGACGTCTGCAACGAATGTGAGCGGGTTGTGCACGAGCCATGAGATTAATATGTGGTCAAGATGCAAGCCTGTCCATATTGCCTCTGCCGCTCCTGACAGGAGCATGCCATCTGACGGTGAAGGGGCGTGGTGGAAAGGCTCGATGAGGAATTGCGGCATTAAGCCGCCCCCTGTAGCGTCTTATGAGGAAATCCCCAAGCTGTATACGGGAAACAAGATGAACGGATATACCTATGAGAGACCTTGGGGCGGAAGTGGGAGTCCGTACAGGTTGGCTGATTTTCTGTTGTACAAGCATAATGCATGGGCACCCATATTCGCATTTCAGTGCGATTCCAAAGTATCCCAATCCGGTACCATATCATGTTCGGTTGGAATCAACATTACCGATGTGGACAAATCAGGTCCCGGCTCTATAACGTTGTCCGATATAGATTTCGGAACTAACCTTGAAACATGGTGGTTTGGGGCGATGTTGGTTGACTCGTCCAACAGAATCGTAAGGAAACTGGCGAATGTGAAGCCGGGTGTGTCATTGGAAATGCCTACCAGGGGTCTGACACTAGGTCAATATTATGATGTATATCCGTTTCTCTGCATGAATAAGATTGATAGCATCTATGACTTGGATTCGGTTAACTTGTTCCTGCCCGTCATGAACTGCTCTCCCGGCAGGGTTAAGTATGTATCGGAAGAAGAAGCGGGTGGTTTGGTAATCAATCTGAATGCAGAGTATGTGACGCATCCAATGACAGGTCTGAATACGGCTGTCAAGTGGGAACTCAAGTTAAAGGCTACCAATGGCAATATGACACTTCGCAACAATTGGATTAGTCTGCGATTCATAACGAGTGACGTGACCGACCCGTTCCAGGCAGGTGAGCAGCAAAAATCTTTAGGAGACAAGGATTTGACTCTGGACAATCCGGTTGTGATATCGGGTCAATTTGATTTGATGAATTTCTTGCAAGAGTACTATGTATATGTTACACTATCCAACGGAAAGTACACGAAGAAGGCTTATCCTTTGGCTTTGAACCCTAACCCATAATATACTAATCATTAAATTATACAGATATGGAACTGATAAGAAAAAAAGAAAGTATTACAAGGCTTTATGAAAATGGCGAGGTCTCAAACAACACAACAAATGATATCCAATATATCGTATTGGATGGAGATGCTTATGTTGGCACAGCCTCTATCATGCCCACAGGGTTTACCATGACAGTAGGCATGAAAGCTCCCATCGAAGATATAGAGAGTATGCTTAGAAGCATATTGTCTTCCATTCCCAAGGAAGGAGGTGCAAAATGAAAATCAACGAAATCATCAGAAAAATGAGTTTTTTGCAACTCGTGCCTCTGAAATCGGATGAGGGTGCGCCGCTTGCCAATAAAACGAAGGTGAAGATTATTTTGAATTTGGTAGCTTACGAAAGGGCAATGGAGAGCTTTAACGAGGATATGCGCGGTATCTATGCCAAGTTGAAGCCCGAAGGCTATGACGCCCAAGCCTTCCCGCGAGTGAATGAATTGGAGAAGAAAGAAAACATAAGCAACGAAGAAAAACAAGAGCTTGAGTCGATTAAGCAGAGTGAGGAATACCTCTCTTATGTTGATATGAAAAAAACATTGATGCGCGAGTTTGAAGAGGCAAGAGAATGCGCTTCGGCAGACAATGACTATACAGTCAGCGAAAGGGCACTCACAGAGGATGATTTGGTTTCCATTGCGGAAGTTATCCCTTCGGATAAGGAGTTTGCAATCGGCAGGAATGAAGATGGGGAAATCAAGGTTAATGGCATCACCGTATTGGCGGAGATTGGCAGAATGTTTATAATGTAAAACAAATAATTATGGCAGGAAAAACAATTAACGAGCTTGACGCACGGACAATGCCGAACGGTAAGGAGAACATACCCTTCCAGGAAGGGAATACAAACGGAAGATTATCTACCGATACGTTGAAAAGATACGTGGCACCTGATTTAACACCTTATCAGAAAACCGTAGACGCTGATAAGAAGTATCTGTCTGCCGAAGCTATTGACGATGTGACATCAATATTATAGTTTTATGAGAATCAATTATCAGTCCGATTTTAAAATCATAGAGAAAAACCTGAATGGAGACCTGAAAACTCCTTTCCGGTTTACTTATCAGACAGCATTGTCGAAACCAGTTGTAGTCTCTTTTGACGGACACGACTACAAGAACTGTCGCAGGCTGGATGATGGCAGCCTGCTGGTTGTGTTTGATAATCATGGCATGCGTACGGGCAACCTGACGGTCAGACGCGAGTATTACCTTACTGATGCTGATTTTGCTGATGGTATCTGTAACCTTGTATCCATGGAGTTTACAGGCATCGTTCTTGTCAATGGCAAGTCTGATGACAGTACAGGTACAATTGACGTTTATCCAAACTACCAGAAAGGTGATAAGGGAGACCCAATGACATGGGATTCCATGACAGAGGAGCAGCGCGACGAATTAAAAGACTCTGTGGTAAAGGATGTGCAGAATGAGATGCTTTCTTCCTCTCCTATTTCCGATAAGGAATACGAAGATGTATTGAGTGGTTCCCTTTAATCGGGAATCGATAAAGAATAAATTTACGAATTAAAATAAGAATTATATGGCTAAAATTCATAAACTTACCAAAGACGGTCAGACCATTTACCCGGCTACAACCACTGATGCGGTGGTACATCCAACTAGTCGTAAAAACCTTACGGAAGAACTTTCCAAATTAGAAAATTATAATGGGCTAGATTCCCCTCATTGGGGAGTTGCTGTTCAAGAAGAATTCAGTAAAGTTGGAATATTTCTCCTAAATGGAGAATTTAGCGGCAATAATCATTATAAAACAAAATTATATTCTCTTAAATCCTTTAAAAAAGGAGTTGCTTCTATTCAAGAATATGGAAGTGGCTACTACTCTATTGGTATTTCAGATTCTAGTTTTAAAATGATTAAGCCTATAATGAAGGTTAATTCTATGGATCCTAAAAACGTTCTATATAGTTTTATCTCTAATGATTCGGAATATTATCTTTTTACAACAAGTCGTATAAATACTGGAGGAAAAGAACCGGAGTTATATACTGAATCTTCAGGTGTAAATAAAATACAAAAAATAACAAAATCAATTGAATTATTAAATTCAAGTTTAATAGTTTCTAAAGAGACAAAACTAAGTTCAAAAAAATCTCTTGATGGATATTTTACAATGGATAATAAATTTCTAACCGGACAATATACGACAGAGTTTTATCCATTAGAAGATTGTAATTATATTCTAAAAGGCATAGATTATGGTACAGCATTGATAACGTATGGGTATTCTAAAGCAATGAGTTCTTCTGTAGAAGATATATTACTAAAATTCCCAATGAATTCTCCAACGCAAGAACCTATAACATTTAGATTGAATAAAGATGATCATCCTAAGGATGCAAAATTTATTTTTGTAACAAAAAGAAAGATTTATGAAAAAGATCTTTTTAGGATATCAGACACCTACATAAGCGATATGTTATTTGAAGCTGATTTTACTAAAATGACAGAATCTATATCCTATGCTGGGTATATTCTCCATGAAGAGTGGCTCGAAAATAACTCTTATACAACTTTTTATTACCCATTAGACAAGTCTTTAGATTATAAAATTATAGGTGAAGAATATGGTTCTGGTATTCCGAGCTATGGTTTTGCAACAAATACTAATAAAGAAAAAGATAGTATAATTAAATTTATTAATATGAATGCCGGCTCTGGAATTGTACCTTTCGATGTCGTAATAAAGAAAGAAGATATTCCTTTAGAAGCCAATTATATTTTTGTGGTTTCAAGAAATAGTAATCCCAAATATCTGTATGAAGGACTGAAAAAATTTATTCCCGAATTAAATAAAGAAAAAATAAATTTATTAGAAAAAAAACCCGGTACTTTTAGAGCAAGAGTTATTGAATATACAGATAAGGTTGTTGGAAAAGAATATACTGACAACAATGTTAATAGAACTTTTAATCTGTTACAGGTTATAAGAAAGTATAATACTACGCATGATATAATGGTATGTCTTGGGTTGAATGGCCCTAATGGAATGTTTGGTATTCGTGGATGGAGATTACTTTCCAATCAAAACAGAACATTATCAAAATTTCCACAAGATACGTCATTTACAGAAATGAGTGAGACTATAGGGCCATGGAAAATAAAATCTGTAAGCAATGCAGTAGGAGATAGCGGTCAAGACTTTGTAGGAGGATTTCATGCTTTAATTAATCCCGATACAGATAGTAATTATCCATCCGCAAAAAATTTAGGATACATTTTTTATGCTGATAACAAGGAATTATCTGTGGGAGAAGAAGTTTTTTGTAATAGTATAACAGCAATTTCTTCTGTTAATATATGCTCAAGCAACACTTTTGACAAACAAACAAATACGGCAAGAGAAGTTCTTAATTATCAAGATACTTATCAAATGCAAGGAGATAAAATATATGTATTTGCCAAATTTAAAGCACTAGAAGATATTACCATAAATTTACATTATGGGCTTCAAACCGCTGTGTTTAATCCTATTATTGGCTATTTGACTGATAATGGAGTAATTGAAACAAATACAAGCATAGATTGTACTAAAAAAGAAATTACACAAATACCTTATTTAGTTTATGCTAAAAAAAACGATGGAAACACTTTGTACTGCAAGATGTATGATCAAGGTGCTATGACTGGGGATAGAGCGAACGGTGTTAAAGCTTTCCAAATGAGTTATGGTGCAGGAAATACTAAAACTTATCACTATGTATATGGAAATGGTAAAATAGGAAACCTGAAAAAAGGTGATTCAAATTACTATACTGGATGGTTTTGTATTTCTGATAAAGATTTTGCAATTGTAGACTAAACTTCAAAAATCCCTGCATGCCTTCGCAGGCAGCAGGGAATAAAACTTATGCAAACCTCGCCAGGTCTGTTGGGTTATGAAAAACACATGCAAATATAGTATTAATCTTAAAAACAGACAAAATGAAAGATGTAATTTACAACTTTATCCAACAACACATGATGACACACATCGTGCTGATTGCCTTATGTATCGCTGTCACTATTGGGGCTATGTTTATAGACCTGTTGACCGGAGTGATGAAAGCCAAACAGCGCGGTGAGGCAAGGACATCGACAGGTTACAAGAAAACGGCTGTCAAGGCAAAGAAGTACTTCACGCCATTCTTAGAATTGTGTTTCATAGACTTACTTTGCTGTGTCGTTATCCCTTTCCCTGTCTTCTCCATGATTTGGACGGTCTATTGTATATTCTGCGAATTTATATCGGTAAGGGAAAAATCATGGGAAAAGGCGGAATTGAGGAAAGCAGAGAAAACGATGAGTGTGATAATTGAAAACAAGGAAGATATCGCAAAATTGGCTGCACAGATATTATTTGAATCCAAGAAGGAGGAAAAGAAGGAATAAAAAAGCCGGTATCGCTATACCGGCATAGTTATCGTCATATCTTTTATGAAAAGCAGTATAATTAAATACTGTCGCAAACATACATAAATAATTTAAATATAAAAAATATATAATATGAAATTAAGAGTAGAAAGATTATGGAAGAAACCCGCTTATACGGTGGGCAGACTGTTCGTAGACGGAAAGTTTTTCTGTAACACACTGGAAGACACCGTCCGTGATTTGAGTAATGAAAAGAAGGTATATGGAAAAACCGCCATCCCTTACGGAGAATATAAGGTGGTATATAATTGGTCTCCCAAGTTTGGCAGAAACCTGCCGCGATTGCTTAACGTCCCTGCCTTTGAAGGAATCTTGATACATCCGGGGAATACTGCCGATGACTCTGCCGGCTGCATACTTGTCGGAAGGAATACGGAAGTCGGGCGATTGACCGAATCCCGATATACCTCCGATAAGCTCAATGTGCTGATTGAGGATGCACAGAGAAGAGGCGAAAGTATTACAATTGAAATCGTTTAACAATTAAATCTACAATTATGGCATTAAAGGATATAACCGGCAATTTTGCAGCATCCGGCTCCAATCAGGAGTATAAGTTTCAGCCTGCTGCGTCTACATTTGGTTTGCAATTGGTATTCGATACACATCCGTCCAAGGTGGTATTGTATCAGAGTTTGGACGGTGAGAGTTGGGTGGCGTTTGCAGTCGATTACGGTGTCGGGTCGGTTTGGCAGAAGAACATCGAAGGTGTATTGGGTGAGCAGCATATCAAGATTCAGTGCAATGTTAAGCCTGTCAAGGCATTAATTTTGGAGTGATTATGAAGGTTAACACAATATCTTTAAATTCGGTGCGGTTGAATACAATCGCACTGAATCACATTGGCGAAATCCGTTCGGGTGGCGGTGGTTCCAAGCCTTCCCCTATTCCTCAATGGATAAGGGAGCATATCGTTTTCTACTATGACGTAAAGAAGCAAGGTGCGACCAACGAAACATTGAAGGAGTCTGCTTACTTGCAGGACTTGTCGGGTAAAGGAAGAAGGATGAAATTAAATAACTTCTTGTTTGCCGAAATGAGTGGTGTAGATGGGTATAAGAATGAGGCGTTTGTTGACGTAAGTGGTGCAATTGATATTAGATTCGACCATATAAATGACAGACAAATTAAAGGGAAACCGGCACAAGATTGGGACAAATTCGGGTATTATAGAGCTAAAAACATGGTTGAAAAAATAATCTATTGCAAATGGCATGTTGAAGGGATATTAGACGATAATAAAGTTTATGTTGCCCAATATACTGCATACGACAATAGAGTTGAGTTACATAATGGAGATAATTATATAGAATTAGATACTAATCAAGGTAAAGCTGGATATAATTATATATCTGTTATCTCCGACCAACCCTACTCCACAGACATCACCATTACTCAGATACCCGAATATCCCGGTGCATTAGTGACAGATGGTGTAGATGATTACGGAGGTGCAAATTTAGCTGGCGGTATAAAAATATTATTTATGACTGTCAATCCGATAACAGTTAATAAGATATTTTTCTCACAGAGGTTACAAGAAGATTCTACTTACCCATTTGCAATCTATAATGGCGGGCACGAACCTGCTTATAATTATATGAATCCAAATGGTGTAAGTTATATAGATGGAGTTTTAAATAATTCTATCCTGCCTCATGAATTGGTGGGAGTTAAACATACTATTACACTAGTCAATGATACAGTTAATTCTGATAATACCTTGAAGAGTCCTATATTTTTCAATGGGCGTGGTGTTAATTATTACGCCAAACTCGCCTTCTACAACTCCATAGCCTTTGACTCCATACCAACAGAGGCAGACGGATTCACAGAGCAAGAATTAATTGATTACGTATTAACTAATATAATTGGACAATGAGATATACAATCGTTACGATAGAATGGCTGACCCAACATGGACTGTTGGCTCTGCCGACAATGCGAAGCAACGCAGACGGCACTAAAGTAGTGCTGCATAAAGAATTCGTTAACCTCTTCCCGAGGGACTCCTTCCCCACCTACAGAATGGATGACCCCGAATTTGTACAAATCATGGAATCGGAAGAATGGAATCACGAACCGCAACCTTATAGTGCTGATTACATATTGGCTGCATCCGCACAAAACATGGTGGAATCCGCTAAAAAACAGATACAGACATTCAGCCTGACAGACAGCGAATCTTTGAAGGTTAAATCGCTGTACCCCGATTGGGCGGAATATATAGACGAATCCTTATCCAAGGGGATGAAGGTTAATTACAAGGAACACCTGTATAAGGTCCGGCAAGATATCCCTATGGTTTTGGAGAGCCAATATCCCGGCATGGCTACGGCAGCACTCTACGAAGTGGTTGTAGAGACCGCATCAGGCACTAAGGATGACCCGATACCCTATACACCTCCTATGGAGATATTCAAAGACAAGTACTATACTCAGAATGACGTATTGTATATCTGCACAAGGGACAGCGGTCAGGCATTGACCCATGACTTAAGCAGCTTGGTAGGGTTGTATGTTAATGTTGCAAGCTTATGAAAACCATAATTTATTGTGTCATATTGCTGACGTTGGCAATATGTTCATCATGCCGGAGTGTAAAGTATGTGCCTGTTGAAACTGTACGTGTAGACAGTTTGTATCTCACCATCCACGAGAGAGATTCAATCCACATTAAGGATTCTATCTACATTCGTGAGAAGGGTGACACGGTATTCGTTGAGCGATGGCGCACGCAGTACAGGGATAGAGGAAGAACAGATACCTTATATGTTGACCGTGTACGCGAAGTTCAAGTTCCTTACCCGGTAGAAAAAGAGCTAACATGGTGGCAGGAAGTCAAGATTAATTTTGGTGATTTTTCTTTAGGTATTATCTTTGTATTGCTGTTTATTATTATTTGGATGATAAAGAAGAAAGGAGGTTCAAAATGAAATAGAACACTATACCGAGGATTATCCTCACAACGCTACGAGTAGAAGCGTAGCGATTACTCAAAATAACAAAAGCAGTTCTTTCGGGGGCTAAGAATTAAAAAAAAAGCCCCCAACATACATCATATTAATATTGCCACATAAAAACATGATAAAGCATAAGATACCTGATGTTGGGGGCTAATATCTTCAACATAAATATCTTATGCTTTGTTCATCAAAATCTCATGTTTTATGTGGCGAGGCAAAGATAAGCATAAAAATTAGAAAAAACTATGTGCAAATCAGAAATCTTTGCCAAGATAATTAATATTGTTTCAAAAGAAACCGAAGTGCCTGTAGACCAAATATTATCCTCTGATAAAAACATGGAAACAGTGGATGCCCGGTATCTTCTTGTGTCTCTCCTGTCTGAAAGCGGCATGTACCCTTCACAAATAGCCGTTCATATCCACAAAACCAAACGTGCTGTTAACTACATGATATCAAATTTCTATGAGAGGATGGAAAGTGGGAAAATGTTGAGAATATATTGGGATAATATAAAGAAATCATTGGGAAACAACTGATTTTACATAAGTTACAACATATGTACTTTTGCATACGGTCAATTTTGACCGGGATACAAAATACAAATACTTATGGAAAGAACTTATGTTTTTAATTCAGACGGAGGCAATGGAGGTTCAGGCGGTAGCAAGCTTGACATTACCGCTATGCTTCCCGGAATGTTTGGGAACAAGGGGATAGACCCTAACCTGCTTGCCTTGATGAATAACGGCAACGGCTTTGGAGGACAGGACGGATGGTGGAGCATTATCTGGCTTGTTGTGATAGCAAGTATCTTTGGATGGAACGGCAACGGTGGCGGTTTGTTCGGTGGACGTGGAGGAAACGGAGCTAACGGACTTCCGGCAGAATTGGCAGGAAACGCAGGACGCGAATTGTTGATGCAAGCTATTCAGGGTAACGGTAATGCTATCTCTCAATTGGCTTCTTCATTCAACTGCTCTACCCAACAGGTTCAGACAGCATTGTGCAATGTTCAGAATAGCATTACACAAGTAGGTAATCAGGTGGGATTGTCAACCAACCAGATTATTAATGCTATGCAGTCAGGCAACCAGTCTATCCTTACTCAACTTGCCGATTGTTGCTGCAAAACGCAAACAGCTATTGAAAGACAAGGTTATGAAGGACGTTTGCAGAATTGCGAATCAATGAATGCCCTTACCAATACAATGAACAACAATGCATTGTCATTGCGTGACGGGGCTACTGCAAATACGAATGCTATCCTTGCCAAACTTGATGCAATTCAAAATCAGGCATTGCAGGACAAGATTGCATCTCTTACTGCGGAAAAGGCTACTTTAACAGCCGAAATATCCCAGCGTAATCAGAACGCCACTATCCTGAGTGCAGTAGGACAACAGATTGCTCCTTTGGCAGCCGGATTGCAGGCATTACAAAGCGATGTTGATGGAATCAAATGCAAGCTCCCCAATACTGTGAGTGTTCAATACCCCAATTTAACCGCTATTAATACAGATTGTTTCCGTGCAGCCGCCTACGGTGCATATATGGGTGACGCTGTATACGGACGTAGTGGATGTGGTTGCAACAACTACTGGGGTTAATCCGGTAAGAAAGGAGGTAGATATGTGGCCTAACTTTTTTACAGGATTCCCATCCCTATTCCCATCAATCGGAAGAACAAATTTCAACACTCTTCCTACGGTGGCTGTGACCGTCGGCACGGAGAATGTTACTTTGGAACTTCCTAACCACGCATTCCGTAACAGGGATTATGTTGGAGGGTTCTATATCAGCCTCCGTCAGGCTATACCTGCCGGCACGACTGCAACTCTTCCGATACTGATAGGGACTAATGGGGACACAAGACCGTTGATGGCTTATAACAATGAGCCTGTGACTGTTGAAAACTTAGCCGGAACAGGCATCTATGAAATTCACTATAACAAGTACACCAACGAATTGTATCTTGTTAATGGTGGATACAGACCGACAGCGGCTCCGGCTCCTACAGCAGAAACAGCTTCTTTAAGGAGCAAGTAATAATTAACATGGAGTTTTGTGGTGATTTCCAAAATGGGAATAGCCACACTCCTTTAAAATCAAACAATCATGTTTCAGAACTTACGAGTAAACAGTACATTATATCTTCTTCATAGAGGTGCAAATCCAAGTTTGGAATGTGGGCAGGTCGTTAATGTAAGCCCCATAAAAACCATATATAAGACTGTTCCCAACATGCCTTATCCACAGCCGGTACAGGTTATTGATTTTGTCGTGAATATAAACGGACAGAATGTCAATTTGCAAGAGATACCGGCTAATGCCAATATTGCCGATGATATTAAGACAGGGATGCTGATTACAGGGTCAAGAGACGAAATGAATACTGAGGTCCTTACCATGAAGCAGAAAAGTGAGGATGTCCTAAAAAGTGTGGAATATCATCAGAACTTTCTTAGGGTATGTGACCAAATGCTTGCCATGCTGAACCCTGAATTTGCAGCCAAGCAACAGCAGGAGCAGGAAATATCCGCATTGAAAGGGCAAATGTCCAATATGGATAAGAACATGCAGGAAATGAGCAAAAATATGGCTGACCTCATTGCACAGAATCAGAAGTTAATGGAACAGCTCGGAGTGGTTGAAGCATCTAAAAACAAGAAATGATTATGGGAATGTGGGAAATATTAGAAGAAGGGCGTGACGATTACGGACGCGGCTTCGGTATGAGAGGTGACGAAGTGGAGGAAGCCTACAAGGAAGGCTGCCGCAAAGGTTACGAAAAAGCCATGAGAGAGATGCGCGGAGAGATGGGTTTCCGTGATGGTGGAAGAAGTTATTCAGGTGGTGGAAACTCATCCGGCATGGATGAACGCAGATACCCCGGATACTTTCCTGAATATCCGCGTATGGATGAAATGGGCGAACGCAGACGCAGACGCTCTAACGGTGAATTCTATTAATAACAGGAGGGGTGAAACGCCCCTCTTTTTAAATTAAGGCTATGGAACAAAGATTAGATACATATAGCAAATTCCCATCAGGAATGCAAGAATACCTGGAATCATACGGATTCCATTTCAGTAAAAAACTTTACGAATGGGCTGTTTCAAAAATGAAAGTGAAAGACGAGGCAACAGGCAAGGAAAAGAAACTTGACCCTTGGAGTAAAGATGAGGTGGACGATATGCTCAAAGCAAACGGAATTACCATCGAACACGACAAAGGATATGACGTTGCCTATGTTGCAAATATGTTGAAAGCGGATTTTTTCAAAAAATCATTGGTTGACGAAGCACATTTGTGCAAACACATAAAGTGCTACCTTGATGATATTGATGGGGACCCTTGCAGGGCGTTTGATGAATTCTTTGCCACCTGCATCGGTAAAGGAGTTCCTGTAATTTGGTCTGATGTTATATGATTGTTCAGGAGTTCTACATACCGAAATATGGGGATTGGCACGTCAAGGTGTATTATGCGGTACACACTTATTGGGCTAAGGAAATCATTACCGACCTGTACCGTATAGGATGCAGGGGGGATTCCCTCAAACGTGCGTATCGCAACCTGACGGAAGGCAGGATGAATACCGGACTTACCTATTCGGACTACAGGAGAAGAGAGACGGTAATGGTGCTCTCTTTGACTTCTACCCCCGAACAGTTTCAAAATTCGTGGGACCACGAAAAAGGTCATTTATGCCGGCATATTTCCAAGGCTTTCGGAATTAACCCTTATGGAGAGGAAGCACAATATCTCAGCGGATATGTCGGTCAGAAGATGTTTCCTGTTGCCAAGAAATTCTTGTGTGAACATTGCAGAAAGGGAATGGAAAAATAATAATCGAACAGAAGCGTTCTTTGACTTGTTGGAATTACCGCTAAATTTAAAGTGTTAATAGCCATCTTTGGTATTGTCATATTGATATAATTGCCTATATTTGCGTCATATAGGAGTACTGGTATGTACAACAGCATTATCTTGCACTATAATAAGGAATTTACAGGAATACCGTAATTAGATATCCTTCTGTAAATATTAGTATTATTTTCTTGTACTATGAATAAGGTAATTAATATTCCAAATGCGGATAGAGATGAACGGATAGGTAGTGTTTTTAACCATTTATTTTCTGTCATTTTTGCGAATGAACAAATAAGGAATAATGATGTTCCTGTTTGGGATTTTTCAAAAACCTCATTTTTCCATCCATTTTTTTTGTTCCCATTTGCCATATATAAAAGCAAATGTAAGAACGTACAGTGTAAAAATGTGGTTGGGTATATGAAAAACTATTTAGAATGTGTTAAGTTCTTTGATATGCTGACGATAAAAGATGACATGGATCTAAATAGTGCGTTGAAAGAATATTTAGGGAAAAGTTATATCCCTATATGTCGCTTTAGTCGATTGAATAAGAATATAGATTCAATGCAGACCATTATTCAAGGAGTTATTGAAAAACAGAAAAATTTAGATTTAAAACTTAAAACTCCACTTTCGTATTTGATTAGTGAGTTAATTTGCAATATAAATCAACATTCTGATAGTGATTATGGTTATATATATACGCAATATCTGAAACGTGAGAATTGTTTGGATATATGCATTGCTGATGATGGAATAACAATTTATGGAAGTTATGTCAAGTCACAAAAGATGCTTGATAAGATAGGTGACAATGAAGCTGAAGCATTGAAATATGCAAATGAAGGATATTCGACTAAAGATCTTCCCGATGCTGAAAGTAGAGGATTTGGTATATCATCTACTAAAAGTATGATTGTGGAAGGTCTTGGAGGAGCATTCTTTATGTTATCAGGAGGAGCATTTCATAGGCATGATGCATCTGGTGGAAGTGATTATGTAAAATTGCCTGATACTATTAATTGGAATGGCACGATTATACTTATGAGAATACCATTGACAGTTAGTGAAGAATTTGATTATACGAAGTATATAAAATAGGAGGTATTATGAAAGAAATAATTAAGCTTCATGATCTATTAGGATCTGAAATACGCTCACGTTCTAATGCTGAAATTTTACGAGAAAAAATAGCAGAGCATAGTGGTTCTATAATTGATTTAAGCGATGTTTCTTTTATTTCAAGATCATTCGCTGATGAACTATGTATCTTAGTAGAAAAACATATTATTCAATTACACAATGCCAGTGGTGTTGTGCAAAATATGCTATCTGTTGTTTCTGAAAGTAGGAAGAAAAAAAGAGTTAGAAAGACTGATGATACTAAAATAAAAGAATTTGATGATATGGAAAGTTTGACATCTTTTCTGGCTACAATTTGATAAGAATGTATTTCTAGGCATATCTATTGAAAAATATTCACCGAGAACTTAAAAGGCAAATATCAATAAAGTCTTGTTGATTCAAAATAAATCAGAGCGGTAATTTCCAACGGTATTACCGCTTTTTTTTATGTTAACATAATATGAAAGATGATAAGTTGAACATATTGCTTGAGCAATCGGATGATATTCCTCATTGGGTATTCTGCCAACTGCTAGCCATGATACAATGGAACGTTTAGAGAGGTGGATTTGTAAAATGATTCCCTTTGTCGTTTTGATGAAGGTGGCTTTGTTGTGCGGCTAATTGAAGTTTATGGGATATTTGGGATGAACTACCTATCATTTGATTGTCCATAGCTTGTTAGTGTGAAGAAAAGGGGACTACCCGATTAAGAATGATCCCCCCCCAAAAAAATGGTTACTTTATAAGGACTCGCATTTGAAAACCCCTAAATCTTCAGTTTAGCGGTAGTTCACAAAGTGAATGCTGCTACTGCCCGCACCCTGTAACTGTAGCACTTGTCGCCGTTGCTCGTCTGCCCACTGAAGAAGTGTACGTACCAACTGAGGCTGAGACTGTATTCTGTACTGGACCAATACCATGTGGAGGATAACGGTTCTTTGCCTATATACCTCAACACATCGTTTATATTATCTTGATAATGAGCCATTAAATTAAGCTGTCCTAATGATGGGATATATTCGTCATCTTTCAGCAGATTAGACAGTTTAGGATTTCGCTCAATCAGCTGAGCAGTGTTACGCTGTCCATTCATATCAAATAATGCATCACATTCACGCCCATAATAGATTTGATTTCCAAATTCCTCTCGGCTGTCATTGTCAAGCAGCTGAACATCCTTATGCTCCGTCAACGAGATGGCAAACGATACGTCTTTGTGCTTTAATCCGATGTATCGTACACAATCTTTGAAGTTATCGCCGGTAAACGGTTCTGCATGTCCGTCTTCGTAGATTAGATACAAGCCGTTGGTCCAGTCTGCCATGTCTTCTTTAGTCGGCATCATAACCGATTGGCGTAAATTTTCAATGGTGAGCTTCATCGTCTTATTGTTTTTAAATTGTTGCTCAATACTTTTCCCATTTTTGTTTTCTCTCAATTCATTGTATCTCATCTTCTGATTGATGTGCCATGTGAGGTCTATGTCCAAATGGTTGGCAAGCCCGAAAATAGCCAATAGCATGCCATTTAATTGCTTTTCTAATGGATAGTCATATTCATACGCATATCTGATGGGAATTGTGGATATAGCATATATACTTTCTACAAAGGTCTCATCCTCACAACTTTCCTCCGCCTCGTATAACATTTCTTCCGTAAAATCCTCGATGTCTATCTTACGCAATCCGCACAAATCAAGCAGGCGTATAGCTGCATCGGCAAGTTCGTCTTCCACACGGTCTTTGATATATGCTTCAAAGTTTTCCGCAAAATACTTATTTTGATAATGAAAAGTCCGTTCGTCAAATATTGTACCTTTTTTATCGACTGGAACTTTTGCAAATCGCTTTTTCCTATCTGCTTCCACAGCTTCCATAAGTTCGTATATAACTAAACAAAGGCAGTGTTTATTACTCAATTCCTCATCGTGAAAACCGTGTTCACAAGCGGTTTTATAAGCGCGATCGCGCAATTCGTTTAAATTAATATTGTTCATTTCCTTATTCCTAATTTGATTTCTTCATCCTTGATTATTCTCCAATCTTATCGGCTTCCTCATACCGTTCCTTATTTATCCACATCTTTGCAGTTCCAAGAGCTGGGTGATGTAAACAATGTCGTTACGATATGGCACATGACGGACGCATTTTTCTATCTCATCAAACCTATTCTCCATGCGTCTGTGACACTTGCTTACCAAAATTAAGGTAAAAATGCCAAAGTACAAAAAATTAATGGGGCAAGTACGGATTTAAATATTAATTCTGCTGTTTCCATACTTATTTAATCATAATCAATAGCTTTGCAGTCCAATAGAATATCACGCAATATAACACATATCCGAGTAATCTTTCGCAAGTTTGCGAAGGTTCTAATCCTGTAATAAAGTCCTACATATTATACTCATATACACAAATTAGATATGATATGATGGCAGATGCCAATACATATGTGAATTTTCTCATAATCATATAAGTTTTAATGCTTCCTGTAATCCTGCCTCAAGTGCTTCTTCGTAGGTATTATAATGGGTAATAGGTCTGTCAGACAATCCTACTAAGTCGTGATTCGGAATTGTTAGTATATCATATATCCAATAATTTCCATACATATAGGATATTTCGATATGCAGGCTCTTGGTTTCACGAAGCCACTTTTGGGCGATGGATTGTATTGGACAAGAATAGAATAATTTAGGTAAATCCTTACTAGTTCTAAATATGGTTTCCATCATCAAGCCTTTATCGTTAATGATATATTTGCAATACTCATTAAAGCCTTTCTCTTTCAGAAGCTTCGCAGTCTCTAGTGTTACAAGTTCTTCGGTCATAGTTATTCCTCCTCCTCTATTTTTACTTTTCCACGGTTAACAAAGCCATCACAGTTCATCAAAGCACAAAGACAGATGTCATATTCTTCCTTTTCTGACTTACTGCAAATGCGCAACAGTGAGCATTGGTTGCATGGGACATTTTCACTCGTCATCTCATGCAACACTCCATTTATTATTATTCCGTTCTTTACTTCCATACCGTTCATTCATTATAAGTTACACCCAAACACAATACTTTGCTAGACACGCCTAAATCGTCAAATTCAAGAATTAAATACTCTGTATCGTAAGGATAAGGGTATCTGCAATTTTTCAATTCCTCATCCGTCAATTTGCGTCTGATACGTATCTCGATTTCAAAATCATCGGGAAGGTTCTCTATGATTTTTCTAAGTTTTCCTACGTTTTTTATTTCCATACTACTTCTATTAAAAGGTGGAAAGTATGTTTTCTCCCTAAAGGATTAACTATAAACTCTTTCCGATTAATTCTTATACGCCATTCAAGCGTTTTCATCCTTCTCATGTGTTTCTTTACCAGCTTAGTTGAAACAATTCGACCTAAACACTCATTGTAATCAAATTTTAATTTGTTCCAATAATGAAAGTATCTATTATTATACATATTTTTATTCTTTAGTAAATACAGGTGAAAATTCTTGAATATACCCAGTAAGTTCATCTACATGTTTCCTTAGCTTGATATTAAGCAACTTTAATAGATATATCTCCCTATATGCTTCCGCTAAGCTAATGGTTAATTCTTCCTTATCCATATCTCAATCTCCTTTCTTCTTAATTCGTTCAAGTACATCCCTGTTGGCTTCGAGTATATCATCGAAAGACGGAATGGGCATCCATGCCAACACGATACTGTTTCCAAAAACCCATCTATTATCTTTATCAAAAGCACTTGTTTTGTAAAACCTTTCAATTAGAATACGTGATACACCACAACACATTGTCAAAACGAAAACTTTTTGTCCTTCTTCCGGCAACCGTTCCTTAACACTTATCCAAAGCGATTGCTTGGATTGCCATTCGGCACCTTGAACGAAATTCATCTCTCCAAACTTTGCCAAATCTTTACCGATCAAAGTTCTGTCAACTGTCCTGTGATTAAACAGGATATTTTCCCTTGCTGCTTCTTCTACTGTCTGTTTCATAATTTAATCAATTAGGGGTGATGTGGTTGAATGTTCAATTCGTTTTCTATAAATCTCTGTAACTTATGGGCGCATTCCGAGCATAAGTCGGCTTCTTGGATGAATATATCTTCCCTTCCACCAACAGAGCCACCATCCCATTTATCCACCTTAAAATCCAATCTTGCGCTGCGGAAATACGATGGTTGTATTTCTCTTCCGCAAGCATCACATATTATCGTTATTTTTTTCATATCTGTTCCAGTTATTAGTTATTCTTTGAAATCCAGTTATCAGTATCACAGTGAAAGCAATATCCACTTTTAGGATGTTCCGCACCGTCTTTAGCTCCACAAGTTCCACAATAATACTCCTTATCATATTCCGGGGAAAGACCTTTATTCCGTTCTTTGACGACTGCTTTTCTTTCTTCAAGCATCATCATTTTATCGGGATTACGACTCAAATAAAACTTTCTGACTTTATGTATTTGCTTTTCAAATAGTTCGTCAGATTCAGCTATCTGCCTTGCTGTATATTTGCTCATTTATATCTTGTTACAAGTTAAAATATTTTCCTTTTTTTGCGTCTACGTTGAAAATCCAACATAGATTTTTTCCTGTCATTAATAGCACGTGACATTTTAATAATCATATATATTGTCACAATAAATACAATGACAGATAAAATACCTCCGACAATTATATATGTACGTACTAATCCCGTCAATCCGGATTGATTCAAATAGTCAATAAGTTCTTTCATAATCAGCCTCCTTTCTCTTTAATCCGTTCCAGTACATCCTTGTTGGTTCAATAGCTCACTAATGTTATCTATGACTTCCCCATCTGTCAACGTATCATCCAGGATGATAGATTTAATCTGATTTGAAAGCCATGATGTGCCATTTTCAAAACCAAGAGCAATCATGTCTTTAATATCGGAAACGCCATTCGGAATTCCGTTTGTCCCGAATGAATCAATTACTGATTCTGCATATTGTTTTGCTGCTTCTTCTAACTTCTGTTTCATATCTATCTTGGTTATACGTTAAACCTCTATCTCAAACTGCTCACTTTTTGCCGATGGCATACAATCAAGAAGAGAAGAACCTACTGAGACATAATAGATACCATCTTTTTCAAGCGGGAGCCAATGGAAGTAGCGTCCTGTTTCTTCATGCATTACCGGAATCCCAAATTTATTAAGTGGCCTACCATCTATACCTCGAAACTTTCTACGCCATTTATCAATAAATTCACGACATTCTTTCTTTCGTTTATCGATTTTCCAACACGGATGCTTCTTATCATCATTATTCGGAATCAGTTTCTCAGGAACAAACTCCTTATCATCAAATCCAATAAGAGTATAAAGCCACTCAGCGGTTATTCCAAATGCCCATCCATATCCGAGGCTATCCGGTCTTGAACCACAATATTCTTGAATCATATCTTTAGCTTCGTTTTGTTCGCGCATAAGCTGTTCATTCATTTGTTTCAGTAGATTCTCAAGCTCTGAACCTTGTTTTGCTATTATCTTCATTTCTTATCTGATTTACACTAATTCAATTATAGCCTTCTTAAAATTAACATATAAAGGTATTGCTGACATACCCCCATTGTTATCCAACTGTCTTAAATAGGGGACAACCTCTCCGTTATCATCAATCTCATAATATGCAATATAGGCTAACTTCTTCGCTTCGGGGACCAATATCCTTTCATTGCTCAAAAGAGAAAACCTTTCATGAGCCGGGACCGTTATACAGACCTTGCTTCCAACAGGGAATCCTTGGTTGGATTCAATGTATTCCTTTTCCAACTTCTTCTTTTCGCCATTCAATTCTTTTAGCGTTAAATCAATGGCATCTCTTTTGCTCAGAAATTCTTCCTTATTCATGTTTTGTCATTCTAATTGATTCTAACATACTTACCTGCCATATTACAAGTCCTTAATATCTCCGCATTATCCTCGCCAAAAGCGATTAAGATGGAACCACAACCGGGTGAATCTCCACGAGTCCCGTCCGGGCGAAAGAAACGAATCCTATTGCGCAAAAACTTCATCGCCGTTGCTTTTTCAAAAATGATGTCTTGAAACATCTTTGAATCGCAACGATTGAAAAGCAATGCGATACCGTTTCCATGCTCTGCCATCCTGCTGATGAATTTTTCAATCAGAGGTCGGGAATAAGGTGGGTTTAGCCATACACGGCCTTTCCATTCCTGTTTTAACCCATCGACGTTTTTATCATACATCACCTTACCTGTTTGCCATAGTGGGTTGACCGGGGCACACGGATCTAAATCAAATTCACCCAACGCATCTATAATCTCCTTCGGTGTATACCATTCATCGGTAGCGCATGCTGACCGCTCAAATTGTGTATTCATACCTGATCTGTTTTACTCTAATTGTTTATCGAAAATCTTAATACATTCAAATAAATAGTGCGCAATTATAGGTTGTACTGCATTGCCTATACACTCCGTTCTGTCCACCCTATCGGGAAGTTCATTAGACTTTCCAGCAAATCGGGGTGAGGGTATTGACTGTCTTGTTCTCCATCCCGGATATACTCGTGTATATTGCCCCGATAGGTAGGGCTCCCGAAATATCGATTCTTGGGTGCTCCTTTTGCCGTTGACTTCACAGGAGTAGGCAATACAATATAATCGCTCCCGACCCTGTTGTATACCAAAGTCGGTGCCTGATAAACATTGCCATTCTGCATCATACCTGATTTCGGAAAGGTCGCATAAGACCCGTTCAAATCCCCGAATAAGGAGCATTGGGCTGTTTTCAACGATGATGTATTTAGGTCTAACTTCCCGTATAACTCGGTACATCTCAGTCCATAAGCCACTTCTTTCACCGACAATTCCGACACCTTTTCCAGCAACGCTGATGTCCTGGCAAGGGAATCCACCGCTGATGATGTCAACAAATGTTGGATTTGAATACGTTCTAATATCTCTGTTGATTTCATGGTTTTCTCCAAATTTTTTTTTGATTATACTTGCTTGATAGTCTTCATATTCGCAGCTCCAAAGCGTTTTTATTCCGGCAAACGCTGCACCCAAGCCGAAACCTTCTATCCCACTAAACAGAGAGCCATGAGTCAATTTACTTTGCTTCATCTCTATATCGTTTTGAGGGTTATTCACTATCGTATTCTGACATGATTTCCAAAATATCGCTTTGTATATTTTCATCAGTTAACATGTGCTCAACTAATTCTTTTTGCTGCGAGGGTGTGGCTATAATACACTTCACTATTTTATTGCTATCGGTAGCCATTATTATAATTCCACCTTCGCGAGTCTTAGGTAGGCGTACTGCTATTTCTTTAGCAAATGCCTCTACGTCTTGAATAAATTGACATTCCATATTAGTTCCTTTCTTTCTCGGTTTTAATTAATTACTTCCACTAAGCCTCCTTAAGCTCTCCATTGACTAGCATATACCATGTGTCAGCCTTAACCTTTTCCCCGTCAACTTCAAACGCCTTGACCTCCTTAATCGGGTAGGTATCACCGTCCCATTCTCCACGTTCTGCGAGGACTATCCAGCAACCTATAGCTCCCTTAGCCTTACACCTGTATCCGGCAGCAAGAGCAATGCTATCCTTGCCTGTGGCTGATGCTGCACCTCGGTCACCTGTGGCTGATGCTGCACCTTGGTCACCTGTGGCTGATGCTGCACCTCGGTAGCCTGTGGCTGATGCTGCACCTCGGTCACCTGTGGCTGATGCTGCACCTCGGTCACCTGTGGCTGATGCTGCACCT